ACTGAAGAAGAAACAGCTAAAACACAAAAAGCTACAGACAAAGCTAATGGCAATCAAAAGCTATTAGACTTAGGATTAACACAAGCTGAAGCAACTGCATTAACTGGTTATACACCACCAGTAGCAGAGTAATTAAAATCTTAAAATCGTAGGAGAAAACTTAATATGACAAAAGCTAGAGATATAGCTGACTTTAAATTCGAAAACATTACCGATACTGGTACTGAAGGAACTAGAGTTGCTACAGGTACTACAGCAGAAAGAGGTAGTACAACAGGTCAATTAAGATTTAATACTACAACTGGATTAGCTGAATATTATACTGGTAGTGCTTTTAAAAGTATTGATAGTCCACCGACAATTTCAAGTATTGATATTTCTGAAGTAGATAGCAATGCAGGTGGAAATCAAACAGTAGTTATTACTGGTTCAAGTTTCAATTCTGGTGCTACAGTAACTTTTGTTGGTACAAGTGCAAACTTCAATGCTACAACTGTAACAGTAGATAGTGATACTCAAATTACAGCAGTTGCACCTAAAGCTAGTTTTTTAAATGCACAAGAACCTTATGGTGTAAAAGTTGAAAATACTTCTGGTTTATCAGCAACACTTGCTAGTCAAATTACTGTAGATACAGATGTTGTTTGGTCTACTTCAGCAGGTTCTTTAGGTTCTGCCAATGATGACGTTACTGGAACACATTTTACAGTTTCAGCAACAGACGCAGACAACGATACAATTACTTATTCAGTACAATCTGGTTCATTACCTGCAGGTATGTCTTTAAATAGTTCTACAGGTGCTATTTCAGGCGACCCAACAGATGTTTCAAGTGCTACTACTTCAAACTTTACATTAAGAGCATCAACACCAGACGCTAACGCAGATAGAAGTTTTTCTATAACTGTAAATCCTGCACCTATTAATATAGATTATTTAGTTGTTGCAGGTGGCGGAAGTGGTGGCGGAAGTCACAGAGCAGGTGGCGGTGGAGCAGGAGGATATAGAAACTCTTATAACTCTGAAACTTCAGGAAGAAATTCAACAAGTGAAACTGCAATAAGTACAACAAGTGGCACAACACTTACAATTACAGTAGGTGCAGGTGGTGCTATGCCTACTGGTGGTGCGCAAGGAGTAGCAGGAAGTGCTTCATCTATTGCAGGTTCAGGTATTACAACTATTACATCTAATGGCGGTGGTGGTGGTGGTACTTATCAAAATTCTGCACCATCAGGAACTTTTGGTTCAGGTGCAGGTGCAGGTCAGGATAGTAGCGCTAGTCGCACAGGTTCAAATGGAACTTCAGCACAAGGATTTGATGGTGGCGACACAGCAGGTGGTTCAGGTCAACAACAAGGCGGTTGCGGTGGAGGTGCATCAGAAAATGGAGCAGGTGGTGGAACAACATCTAATGCTTCAGGTGGAAATGGATTATCTTCATCAATAACAGGTTCAGCAGTCACACGAGCAGGTGGTGGCGGTGGCGGTGCTTATGGTGGTGGCGGAAAAGGATTTGGTGGCTCTGGCGGTGGCGGTCAAGGTGGTTGGACAGATTTAACTCATGGCGCAGGAGTTTGGTCAACTGGTCAAGTAGATTCTTATTCTTTTCCTGAAAGTGGAACAGCTAACACAGGCGGTGGTGGTGGTGGTTTGTCAGGAGACGATAGTAAAGGTACATCTTATGGTTCAGGTGGAAGTGGAGTAGTTATACTTCGTTTACCAACTGCAAAATATTCTGGCACAACAACTGGTTCACCTACAGTTAGTACATCAGGCTCAGATACAATATTAACATTTAACGCTTCAGGGAGTTACACAGCATAATGGCACATTTTGCAAAAATAGATGATAACAATACTGTTTTAGAAGTAGTTGTAGTTTCAAATGATGTTGCAACAACTGAACAAGCAGGAATAGATTTTTTAAATAGTTTATATCCAAATAATAATCTTAGATGGGTACAAACTTCTTATAATGGAAATTTTAGAAAAAACTTTGCAGGTATAGGTTCAACTTATGACGCTGACAAAGACGCTTTTATACATAGACAACCTTATCCATCTTGGGTTCTAAATGAAACAACTTGTAGATGGGAAGCACCTGTTGCTTATCCTACAGATGGAAATAGTTATGATTGGAACGAAACTAATCAAACTTGGGATTTAATTGAAGAATAATGCCTAGAAAAAAAATTACACCAAAAGAATTTAGCGAAGTCGCTACTGGTGTTAGACTTTCATCACATGAGAAACTTTGTGCTGAACGAATGAATAACATTTTAAAATCTATAGATGAAATGAAAAAAGAAATTAAGTCGTTAAGACAAGATGTTTCTATGGGTAAGGGTGGACTTAAAGTTATTCTTGCACTTGGAACATTAATTGTTGGTATTATAGGATTTTTTCAGTTTAAGTGAAATTTATATTAGCCTTTAGCATTTGCTCGGCAATCACAGGATATTGTAACAACACAGCGACATTACCAACGGAGTTTAATAGTTGGTCAGAGTGTGTTGGAGCAGGAGGTAAATTAATTCAAAATTTTTCAATTGAAATGAAAGACCCTATTGAAGAAAAAAAACTTTATATGAATTATTTTTGTAACGAAATAGAAAAGGAAAATGTATGATAATATATGGATACTCTGTAAAAACTTGGAGAGATAAAGCAGTTATTTACTGGCGTAACACAAATAAAAAACTTTTTACATTGTTTGTGCTTTGGTCAATAATTCTTTGGACAATGTAAGATGTGGTTAGCGTTATTAAAAAATCCTCTTACTAAAATTATAGCAGAAAAAACTTTTGGTGCTATTCAGCATAAATTGCAAAAAGATAAAATTGTAAGAGAAAAAGAATTAGACGCAGTATCACAAATTTCAATCGAACAAATTAAACAACAAGAACATTCATGGAAAGACGAGTGGTTGGTAGTTTTCTTTACACTATTAATGGCTTTTCATTTTATTCCATACACACAAGACACAATGGAACGTGGTTGGGCAATATTACAAAATGCTGACCCTATGTTTTGGTACATTATTTTAACAATAGTGGGAGCTTCATTTGGAGTAACTACAATGAATAAACTCAAAAAGAAATGATAGATAGAATTTTATATAATTTTTTTGGTTGGGTAGATAGTCTTTTTGAAAAATTAGATGAAGTTTTAACTTTTGATTTTCCTAAATCTAAAAAGAAAAAGAAATGAGAGATACTAAATCATTAGAAAGTTTTTTAAAAAAGATAGAAACACAAGCAAAAGAAAAAAATGTTTTTCGTCATTTAAAAAAAGAAGTTGAGCATGGTGCTAATGGTACAAGAGATTATGTTATTAAAAAAGGTATTAACAAAGGTAAGGTTGCTAAATGAAAATATCAGAAAATACTTCAGTTGCTTTACCAATCAGAAATTTACTTGCAATTGTAGGAGCAGTAGCAATAGGTGTTTGGGCTTATTTTGGCATTATTGAAAGATTAAATAGTTTAGAAACTAAAAACCAATTATTTGAACAAGATTTATTAGCGGCATCAAAACAATTACCTATAGACCAAGAACAATTCATGTTGTTGGAACATATAGCTCAACAAGTAGAAAAATTGGAACAAAACCAAGAACAAAATATGACTAATAAAGTCAATATTTTAAGACTTCAATCAGATGTAGAACGATTAAGAATTGATGTTGAGAAGTTAAAAGACAGTGTTAGAGCAAACATTGGAAAGTTAAATGGTGACCACTAATGCAGGTATCATTAGTTTTTGCTCTTTGTCTTTTTATAAACGGACAACTGGTTGAACACAGAATACAGGACAGTCTATCTACTTGCCTTAAAATGAAACGTGAAGCTACTCGTAACATGAGTATGGACAATAAACAATTTATGTGTGGTGAAGTAACAGCAGAGTTAGAAGAAAACGTAGATGGAAGCAAAACCATTAAAAGAATAATTCAAAATAAATAATGGCTAAACAAAAATTTTTGCATTTCGTACCTAGAGAGAAACCAAAAAAGAGAAAAGGAATACATGTCAAGTCAAGAAATAAAGGAAGTACCTTTAAAAAATACAACAGACAAGGAAGACCACAATAAAATAGAAACTGTCCTACAAGAGTTACCACAATTATTGGTAAACCATGCTTATAAAAAATTAAAATCTGGTGAAGACTTAACTGCTTCAGAGATGAAAGTATGTTTAGAAGTTTGCAAGACATACAGTAAAGAACCTTTATCTAAAAAAGAAGATAACATTTTAGACGAAGTACCATTTGACAATGGATAAACGATTAAAGAATTTTAAAAATTTTTTGTATTTATGTTGGAAGCATTTAAACCTGCCTGAACCAACACCTATACAATTCGATATTGCGGATTATTTACAGTCAAACGAAAAGAGACTGGTAATAGAAGCATTCAGGGGCGTAGGTAAATCTTGGATTACCTCTGCCTTTGTATGTCATCAATTACTTCTTAATCCTCAAAAAAATATTTTGGTAGTATCTGCTAGTAAAACAAGAGCAGATGACTTTAGTACCTTTACACAAAGGCTAATAGGTGAAATGCCATTGTTACAACACTTAATACCTAGAGATAATCAAAGACATTCTAAGGTATCATTTGATGTAGCACCTGCATTAGCTTCTCACGCACCCTCAGTTAAATCTATGGGTATTACAGGGCAGTTAACAGGTAGTAGAGCAGACATCATTATTGCTGATGACGTAGAGAGTGCTAATAACTCTCAAACACAGTTAATGAGAGATAGATTGTCTGAGACAGTCAAAGAGTTTGATGCAATTATTAAACCTAACACTGGTAGAATTATATTTTTAGGAACTCCTCAAAATGAGATGTCATTATATAACACATTAGAGGAAAGAGGTTTTAAAACAAAAATTTGGACTGCGTTAGTACCTAATGCTACACAAAAAATTAGTTATGGTCATAAATTAGCAGACATTATACAGGGTAAAGAAGGTGAACCTACTGACCCTAAAAGATTTGATAATGTTGACCTAATGGAAAGACTATCATCTTATGGTCGTTCAGGTTTTAACTTACAATTTATGTTGGACACGAGTTTAAGTGATGCCAACAGGTATCCATTAAAACTAAACGATTTAATTGTAGCTTCAGGTTGTTCTACATGGAAGGAAGCTCCTGCTAAGATACAATGGGCTTCATCACCAGAACAGATGAAAGCTATAGACCCTGATATACCTAATGTGGGACTTAAAGGTGATTACTTTGTAGCTCCTATGATGATGAGCGAAGAATTTACGCCATTTGAAGGTACATGTATGTCTATTGACCCCTCAGGTCGAGGAGCGGACAAAACAGCGTATGCGGTGCTTAAAATGCTTCATGGAGTGCTTTATTTGACTGCTATAGGTTCTTTAGATGGTGGTTATAGTGAAGATACAATGGCTAGACTAGCAAACATAGCTAAGAAGAATGATGTGAACTATGTAGTCATAGAAAGTAACTTTGGTGACGGTATGGCAACTCAGTTGTTAAAACCTGTCATGGCAAAAATACACCCATGTGAGATAGAAGAAGTTAGACATAATACACAAAAAGAAAAACGTATTATAGATACACTAGAGCCTTTAATGAATAGTCACAGATTAGTTATTGATGACTTGTTAATACATGAAGATTTTAAACTAGAACCTGACCATCAGTTGTTTAGACAGATGACTAGGATAACTAGAGACAAAGGTTCATTAAGACATGATGATGCCATTGATGCTTTAGCTATGGCGGCTAAGTATTGGGTAGACAGATTAGATAGAGACCAAATCTTATCTTACAATCAACACAAAGAAGAATTGTTAGACCAAGAACTAGAAAGATTTATGGAACACAACATAGGAAGGGTTCAGGAAAAAGACAGATGGATTTAGAAAAGACAAAAGAAGCTATTAAGAAAGAAGAAGGCTTTAGATTAGAAGTTTACAAATGTACTGAAGGGCATCTTACAGGCGGTTATGGACACAAAATGTTAGACGGAGAAGAGCCACCTAAAGACCACGCAGGTTGGTTAGTCTTGTTTGAAAGAGATTTTGCTAGAGCTGTTACAGGAGCAGAAGATTTGTTGATGATATGTCCTAATATTGATGAGACTGCAAGAAACATTGTGGTTGAAATGGTGTACCAAATGGGTGCTTACGGGGTCTCTAAGTTTAAGGGTATGCTCAAAGCTCTACAAGATGAGGACTACAAACAAGCTAGTGTGGAAATGCTAGATAGTAGATGGGCTAAACAAACGC